GTCCACCATCTGCACCCGTATCAGCTTTCTTAGCTTTGATTCCCATTTTTTCTGCGAACGCATTTGAACGTTTTACCAATGGTTCGATTGGTTCATCGATAACTCTAACATTCATTGGGATTTGTTTATCGGGATTTGCTGCGTTATGTGCAACAACTGCTGCCCATCTATGATGTCCATCCAACACATATCCATCATTGGATACATAAATTGGTGCGGTTATCTTCTCATATGCCGGGTGATTAGGGTCTGCCAACACTTTACTCATTCCCGCAACTTTAACCCCTACAAGCTCACTTTGTGTTGCTTTTAAACGGTCTGGTGGAACTGCGGTTGGTTCTGATACTTTGATACCTTGCTTATTCAACATTTCTTTGAAGAATTCTTCGGTATCAGCTTCACCATTTTCATCCTTTGGAAGTTTGTCAGCCGGTGAGCCGGGTTGAGGTGTTCCTTTGAATTGTGGCATATCACCTCGTTCTATTCCTTTGTTACCATCGCAATATAAGTTGGTACCTGGAATTGAAACTTTACATAAATTAAAGTTTGGTGCTTTTTCACCTTTAGCCTTTGCTTCTGCTCCCAATTGTGCCAACTTATCTACAACAGTAGATATTTGTTGTCTTTCAATCGGAGTTACCTGTGATAGCGGTTTTGCTGAAAAATCTGCGCCTGGCATTAAATCTTTCAGCTTTGGCATTGTATCAGAGTTACCACCCGTTGATTTATCTGCTGATTTTTCAGCTGATGATTTGAAATCAGAACCACTCAGCTTTTGACCTTTTGGTGATTGTTGTTGTGGTTGTTGTGGAGTGGGTGTAGATGGTTTATCGCTTGTAGGTAGTTTACCACCATTAGCTGCTTTAGCTTTATCAATTTCCGCAGGAGTAGGTTTGTCATGTTTGTTTGGGTCAAAAGTTTTAACCACATAAACATTACCTGTTTTTTTGTTTTTTACAACATCTTCCTCTCTTAATAATGATTTAAGCTTTATCATACTATCTACCTTGTCCTCTATATTTTTTTGGTTTTTGCTCTTTAGGTCCGTAATTCTTTTTAAGCTTTCCAGTACCTTTTTTACCAAATGAAACTTTTTGGGAGTTTGACGCTCCACCCTTTGCTTTTGCCATGTAAAAATTTAGTTATTCTCTGATTTGATTGATTTACTACTTCTTAGTTGTTTTTTTAGTTGCTGGCTTTTTAACCTTTTCTGCAACTTTAACAACTTCTTCAGCTACTGCTTTAACTTTTTCAGCTTTAGCTTTTGCTTTCTTAACTACAACTTTAACTTCTTCTACTTTCTCTTCGATTGCATCAGGAATGTTGTTGTTGTTTGCGTCAGCGATTTTTCCTTTTTTCATTAGGAAGTAAGTAATTCCACTAACTACTGCCAATGCAACTACTACTAATAAAATTGTGCTCATAATTGTTTTTTTTTGTTAACGTTTTAAGTAAATATAAATATAAAAAATTTTAGTTAAACTTCAATCCATAAAATTCATAATTTTTATGAACTGATATTTCATCATTCATAGATATTGCTTCCTCTTCATCTCTATATATTGCATCGACCGGGCATTCTGGAATACATGCACCACAATCAATACACATATCGGGGTCGATATATAATTGTTTATCTGATTTTTCTTCATCAGTCATACTATGTACTTCAGCACCTCTTCTATCAATGTGAATAGGTCCGTTAATACAATCAACAGGGCAAACATTCACGCACCCCATATCAACGCATCCAATACATTTATTACCAATAATGAAACTCATATATTATTATTTTATTAACCAAGATGATGATTGGATTTTATCCCCCAATCCAAAAACTAACTCTATACCCAATTTTTCACATATATCTTTTTCTCCGATAGTATGTGCGGTTTGGTCTCCACCATTAGTAAATATTATCTTATCAAATTTTGAACCCAGTTGATTGTATATAAACTCAATAGAGCTTTCAACCAATCTACTATTTTCATCGATAGATACCATAGCTTCATCTACCGATTTTATGTTACTAACGACTATCAATCTCTCATCTTCATTCATAAATTCTTTAGAACCCTTCATCAATCTCTGATAATCATTATTGACTATTACAAATAGAAAATCCCCAATCGATTTTGAACGATTGAGGTATTCTATGTGTCCTTTATGAATTGGATTGAAATATCCGCTAGCTATAACCAATGTTTTAGTCTTCGCCATATAGTGAGAATCGTTTTATTTCTTTTTCTACTTCAGCTTGCTTTACTATTTCCACCGTTCCTTTCCTTGCTTCAATATAAAAGTTGGTATCACCATTAATTTGAAACCAACCTTCTAAAGCATCAGTAAGAGATGGATAAATGCCTTTTTGCGAACCATCGGCAAATATCCATCTATCTCCTGGTGGAACTCTTTTAAGAACTAATGTCTTTTCTTCTTTGAGTTCTTTTTCCATATTAGAATACTTCTAAGATTTTAGTTTCAGATACCTTTACTACTTCGTACTCTAAGTTTACACCTTCGGCTACGAACTTCTTAACCAACTTAGCTTCTGCTTCCGTTACTGATAATGCATCTACTAAATAGTTTTCTTTGTTCTTTTTTACTTTACCTTTCGCATCTTCTACATCTACTGCGACTAATACTGAATAATACTTTGCCATAACTTTGTTTGTTTAAATTAATTATTTTGTTTATTGTTTCAAATATACGATTATTTTTTCAAATTGCCAAACAAAAATGGAGGAATTCCTTCCCCCATTTAAGTTTAGTTTATTTTTGATATTATCTACCAAATGTGTAACGAATACCTAATTGTGCACTCCATACATCAAATACTGATGAGTTGTACTGATAAGTATCTCTAATTAAATAAGTTCCACTAGCATCTCTTTGAGTAGCCAATCTATATGTTGGAACGTTGTTAGCATCTCTACTTACAAAGTTTAACAATTGTGAATTAGTTGCTCTTTGAGAAACACCCCACTCATTGTTTAACATATTTCCAAAGTTAAGAATATCTGCTCTGATTTGGAAAGCGTTTCTCTTTCCTGCAATCTTAATAAAAATATCCTGTGCAACTGAAAGGTCAAATCTATGTAAGAAAGGAAGGTCTAATGCGTTTCTTTCTGCATACTGTCCTCTACGAGTCGAAAGATATGGGTCTTGTGAGATATACGCATCAAATGCAGCTTGTTGTTGAGCTTCGGTATAAGTTACCGCAGTTGCTCCACTACCCACTGTCAATGTTGCGAAACGAATATCAGAACCACTATTTGGTACGAATACCAAATCATTGTTAGATACTCTATCACCATTAAGGTCACCTGCTACGATGTAAGAGAATGGATTATTTTGAGAACCTACATATCCTAATGTGAATGTGGTTGCTCCACCATACTTCTTACCATAATCGATTCTATATCCTAATAAACCTACAATACGATTCTTAACTACAAATGATGAAGTTGCTAAATCTAAATTGTTATTACCATTAACCGATAATGCCGATTGCCAGCTACCACTAGCGATTGAACCTGCATCCATAAAATCTTGTGCATCTGCGGCTGTGTAAGCTACATATCCCCACAATCCTTTAGATACTGGCTTTTCTAATTTGAAAGTTGCTGATTTGTTGTAAGCACCATCTCTATTAGTTAAAACTGCACCCATTGATACGTTATCATTTACTCTTACACCTGCATCAGTACCTGCGTAACGAGGTCTATTATCCACACCCCCCAATGTTCCAACAGGAGCATCTAAGTTAGCGTTATAGTAATGAACTGCGTTGAGTGTTTTGTTATAAAGTAATTCAACACTAGCCACCAATCCTAACCAAGGTAATTTTTGGTCAACTGCCAAATTGTTTTTCCAAACTTGTGGGAAACGATAATTCTGGTCAGTAAATGCCAAATCAAATGTAGATGGTAAAGTTGGAGTTGATGGAATAAAATATTGGTTTGGATTAGCAGTGAAACCATAGTTTGCTGCTGCCGCACCACTTACATCAATAAATCCTGTCAACACACCATTGTTACCAACTTGATTAGATAAGAAAACGTAAGGAGGTCTACCTGTGAATACACCCGTACCACCTCTAATTTGTGTTTTCTTATTACCCTTTACATCGTAGTTAAATCCGAAACGAGGTTCGAATAACAATTGTGTTTTTGGTAATACACCTGTATTAAATCTTTCACCATTAGCGAATGTCATCGCAGTTACTGCTGGATTCTCTAATGCGGTTTGTTCGAATCCAATGATGTTTGCTCTAATACCAAATGTTAATTTAAGGTTTTGCGTAGCATCGAATTCATCTTGTAAGTATAAATCCAATCTGTCAGATTTCAAAGTTTGCATTGGGTCAACTGCGCCTGGCAATGCCGAATAACGGAATTGGAAACGAGATGGTACAAATGCAGAAGGTCTACCACCATTTGCTAATGATTGATTAGCTGCGGTGTAGAAATCATTTAAACTATTGAAAATGTAAACACCATTAGAAGCCGGGAAGAATAAGTTGTTAGATTGATACTTTTGATAGTTAAAACCACCTACCAATGTATGCTTATCTAAGTACTTTGTTAAGTTGTTTGTAATATTAAATGTAGTGTAATCTAATTTATTTCCCGGAGTGAATGGGTCAAACCCTACTGAAGTGTAAGTTGCTGAACCTTCTCTAATATCAATAGTTGGGAACAATTGAGACATATAATCTCTATTTTCAATTTGCTTATCATAAGAAACGATTAAGTTATTGAATAAAGATTTAGATAATGTAGAATTCAATTCCAATACTGCTGAACGAGTATTATCCATAATAATGTAACCACCATTTTGGAAACTCATTGCGTTAAATTGTGTTGTTCTATTACCTGCTCCAGCTGATTGAGAGTTTGAAATATTAATCTCTGCTGATGAATTGTGATGAACATAACGAGCTGTCAATTTATTCTTATCGTTAATGTTCCAATCAGTTCTAATCAAAAACTTCTTTGAAGCGTTTGTGTTAGAATATCCTTCCCAAGGACCTGTAACATATCCAAACTTATCTTTCATAAAATTAGAAAGAGTTTGCATATCACTATATTTTACTCTACTAATTTGTGTACCCGTTAAAGGTGAGCCATCGGAAATCCAAGTTGTACCTGGTTCAGTTCTTTCAATTTGTTCGTAGTTACCAAAGATGAATAATTTGTTCTTAATAATTGGTGCGCCTAAACGGAAACCTTGTACCTTCTCATCAAATTTAGATGCAGTTACAGTTGTTCCTCTTGCGTTATTACCAACATATGTAGAACTATTATCTCTTTGTGTTTGATAAGCACTACCTTCAATTTCGTTTGTACCACTTCTAGTTACTGCATTGATACCTGCGCCAGTAAACCCACTCTGGCGAATATCAAATGGTGCAACGTTAACCTGAAGTTGCTCAATCGCATCCAATGAAATTGCAGATGCTCCGGTTCTACCACCCGCTTGTGCAGATGAACCTAAACCGAAATTGTTGTTGAATTGAGAACCATCAATTGTGAAGTTGTTCAAACGAGAATCTTGTGCTCCAAATGAGTTACCATTACCGAATGGATTGTATTTTGTAATACCATCGATAGTTCTTGCTCCCGTAATCGGAACTGTTGTTAATTCTCTACGTCCAAATTGTTGTGCAGCACCTGTCTTTTCTTTTGAGAAAACACTATTCTTACCAGCCGTTACAACAACCTCTTTTAATGCGATAGATTCATCCATTAAAAAGAAGTTAACATTTGATGTTACACCTAATTGAGTGTTTACATCAATTACCTCATCCTTACCATACCCAACATAAGTTGCTTGAATGATATAAGGACCACCAACTCTTACCGCTGGTAATACATACGAACCATTTTTGTTCGTAGCTGAATTGTACTTAGTACCCGTTGGTACGTGCGTCGCTTGAATTGTAGCGCCAACAAGTACTTCGTTTTTCTGATTCTTTACTACACCTGAAATTGAGGAAGTGGTAACTTGTCCAAATCCTACAAATCCAATTGTCATAAGAAGTAACGATAAAATCGCTTTTTTCATACTGTTTTTTTGTTTTGTGAATAAATTTATTAATTGTTAAAATAAAAAGGGGTACACTTTCATGTACCCCATTGGGTTTACTTTTTCGTTTCCTCAACTGAAGCCTGTCTATAATCGGTTACCAACTTCTTCAAGTCGCCAATTGCCGTTCGGGCATTCTTTTGAGATACTTTCGTTGTCTTGTTGTGTTCTTCAACAAATGTGTTCCATAGTTTACTCATTTGTTCGAATACTTCTTGCTTTTTAGCCATAGTTTTAATTTTAATTAAACAAATATAAGAAGGATTTTTTGAATTACCAAATTATCTCCCTCTTTTTCTTCTCAGCTCCATCTCTTTTAGATATTTCGCTGTGTATTTATTCTCAACCGAAATGGGCCCATTTGGTTGTTTATTCAAATCGTATTTCCAAATAGAAACACAATCTTCATCTTCGAATACATATTCAAATTTTTTTGGATTTTCCGTTTTACTATTGTTTTCTTTAGTAACTTTTTTATTCATAATCTATTTCTATCCATTTATTATTTGATTCCAATCTGGTTGCTCCTATGAATTTCATTCTCCATTCGTTTGGTGCTATCAATGATAAGAACGGACTACCATCTGCTTTTTCATATAGATAATACGTTTCTCCCATCACAGGTATAAAGCTATAATTTGATGAATATACGAATTCATTCCATTGAACTTCACTAACTAATTGTTTGAAATCCTTTTTAATTTCTTCATACTTCTTTGTGAATACCTTATTAGCTTGATGGGCTTGAGTTTGCTTCCATCCACCAACATCTTCTAACTTTATTGCCGGGGCACTATTGTTACTACCATACGTTAATTCCCTCTGATAGTAACCACGCTCTTCATCCCATACAACTAAGTCCGGCTTTTTCTTTTTACCTTTACTCATAACAATTTCTTAATATTAAACAGCGAAAGATTCACCACATCCACACGTTCGACTTGCGTTTGGATTTATAAATTGAAATCCTTTACCATTTAATCCATCTGAAAAATCTAATTCAGTACCGAATAGGTATAGTAGTGATTTATTATCTACTAATATCTTTACACCTTTATCTTCTGCCAAAGTATCGCTTGTATGTTGTTCCGTATCGAATGATAAATCATATGATAATCCACTACATCCTCCTCCTTTTACCGATACTCTAACATATGGCGTTGTAAACCCACTTTCCTCAATCAATGAATTCAATTTTTTTGCTGCTGTTTCTGATACTGTAATCATATTTTTCAAATATACGGAAAATTATCCAATTTGCCAAGTCCTCATTCCAAATTTATTCCAAGTAAATGGTTGATGGTATCCCATTTTCAATTCATCCAATGCTTTGATGACATCATATTTTGTATTATTTGGGCAATAGAAGAACATAAATCCACCTCCACCTGCTCCACTTATCTTACCACCCGTTGCACCCGCTTTAAGTGCGGTCTTATATAATAATTCAATTTCAGGCGTACTGATACCTTTTGCTAATAATTTCTTTTGCTGAAATCCATAATCTAATATCTCACCCAATTCATCTATGTTTCCTTTGATAAGACAATCTTTAATCATTTTGGCTTGCTCTACCAATGCGTGTAATGAAAGTAAAGATGTTGTATTATTATCTGCCATTTTTTGTACTTGCTCCTCCAATACATCGGAACTATTACGAGTGAAATTTGTAAAATATAAAACTATATTATTTTCAATTTCATCTTGTACTCTATCTCTGATTCTAATTGGATTTACAATCACATCGTTTCCTCTGAACTCCATATAATTGAATCCACCAAATGCCGCTGCGTATTGGTCTTGCTTACCCCCATTTTCCTTTAATTCAACTCTTTCAATTTGAATTGCCATTTCAGCTATATCATACTCTCCCAATGGTAAATTAAATAATTCCATATAAACCCCAATAAGAGAAACTATGAGAGTCGATGAAGTACCCAATCCACTACCCGTTGGCACATCTTGATGCGTAACAATATCATACCCAATCGGTTCTATTTTGAAACGTTTACAAATATGATTATGCGTTGCTTTAAAGAGCTTTAATCCATAAGAACAATCTAACTCATTACTAAAATCATGCTCCTCATATTCATCCTTATTTACCCATTTAAATGTGACTTTACTGTCATCCCTTAATAGTAAAGAGGTGTGAGTAAATAAACGAATAGTTGTATTGATTACAGCACCAATATGAGTTTTGGTGTATTCCGGCATATCAGTACCCCCACCACCAAAACTAATTCTAAATGGAACTTTACTCCTGTATATTTTCTTCTTCATCTAAATGATATCTTAATGGAATTTTTTTAATTTTAATTCTATTATCTCCTGCTAATAAAAAATAACAATTATAACATAATGCTCTCACATTATCTATATGCCTGTTATCTATATTACCATCTAAGAAATCCAAAATGATTGGAGCTTTATTATCCGTAATTCTTCTTTCAGAATATCCACAACAGCTACAAACTTCAGGAACTAATCCACTCTGAAATATTTTGTTTTTATATTTCCAAAGAGGAATATGATTATGCATTCCTTCTAACAATTCTTCAGCAGGATATTTGTTTTTTCTTGCTCCAAATGCTTTTTTGATTCCTACGCCCGTTGGATTTTTTAAATCTTCGAAAATGCCATATAATTTTGCGTACTTCTTATAAGTGTTATAAGATACACCCAAAACTCTAGCTGCTTCCATTGCGGAGCTTGAATTTTCTTGCGCTGCTTTAATTTGTGATTCTAAGATTGGCTTTGCTCCCAACCCTCTTTTAGTAGTACGTTGTGTTAGATTCGGAAAGAATCCTTCATTATCTTCTATTTCCATAACATTATTTTGATATACTATAAATATCAAAAAATAATATTTCTATACAATTAATGATATTAATTTAGAAAAAGTATCATCGGGCGATGTTGATGTATCCAAATCCACAAAAAATTGAATTGGTGGTTCGTAATCTAATGCGAAAAACGATTCTCTACCTCGCATTTTTTTAGTGTGGCAATAAATCTCTTGCACTTTACAATCCGATTTAAGTTGTTCTCTCATTTCTCTATATGGAGAAACTAAGCTGATTACAACATCAGTACCACAACTATCCAAATATTTAGCAATATCAAATGCTTTTTGAATGTTACGTTCTCTGCCTTCTTTAGAATAATCTTTATTAGGGAATAGTTCTCTTAATTGGTCACCATCTATGTGGAATACGGATTTACGCCAATTTCTTTTTTCAGTTTGTAACCAATATTGTAACTTTTTTGCCAAAGTGGTTTTACCACTTCCTGGCTGACCTGTAAATAGGTAAATCATAACTATTTATTTTTTAATGCAAATTGTGCTGCTTTATATACTTTTGTATCTTTATCGTAGTGTAATGCTGATTTTATTTTAATCATTTTGCCCGTTTCAGGGTTTTTTACCTTTTTGTCCAAATCTTTAGGTAGCAGATTTTTCAATTTCATATCGTTTCCTTTCATATTTGGCTTTTTAGTTGGTTCTTCTTTTTTCTTATTGAAAGATTTATCATTCTTAGGAGCCGGTGGTATATCGTGTTGAACGTGTCTAACCTTCAATGATACATTTGGGTATTTTTTAGAAAGAGCTTTTACAGCTGCAACATTTTTGTGAGAATCATCTATAAAAAATACATCCGTTACACCACCTTTTATTTTATTCTCAATCCAATCGGCTTTCTTTTGTGGGTCAGAATCCGCCAATGCTACCACAAATAACTTATCTAATCCGATATCCGATAGATAATTCTTAATTGGCTTATAAGCGCTTCTTGCCGTTAATATTACTATTTCAGAACCACCTACTCTTACGATGTTTTTAAGTAATCTTGTAACACCCTTAATCTCTTGTGGTTGTTTTACTTTTTCAAAATCGGAAAAATCAAATTGGTCACCTTCCTTTGGTTCATATACTGCGTATTCACCAGGTGTTAGTTTTGATTCCTTACCATCTTTATGTTTGATGTATATGTTGGAATTTGTTTTAACCAATGTATCATCAAAATCGAATATTCTCAATTTCTTTTCTCCGGCTTCGTTTAATGGATTAAATGCAAAAGCATTTAAGTTTGAATATACTTTTCCAAACTCAACTTTCATACCATTCCAAATGCCAGATGTGAAATTATTACCCATTCAACAATGCCTTTTTTGCTTTCGGTAGTGCTTTTTCTAACTTATCGTTTTCTTTTGTAAGAAATTCAACTTTAACAGTTAATGCTGCCACTTCTTTAGTAAGTGCTAAAACCATATTACGCAATTCATCTTTTTCTCTCGACGCTGCTTCTAATAACCCTTCTAATTTAGAGATACGGTCTTTGCAATCGTGTCTGATGAATTCCTCATCTCTTTCTTTTCTTTGAGCTCTTTTCTCATAATAACGGAAAGCGGATGCTCCACCTAATACTGTGATTGCCGTTATCAATACCGAATACATATTTTCCATTAATCGTATTTTAAGGGGATTATTTAGTTACTATTTTATTCTTTTTGAAGTAAGCAACAATTTCTTTACCACTATCGAATGCTTTTTGACCTTCAAATGAAGAATGACTCATCCAAAATGAATTACTTCCATCTTCGTAATCATAATCACCATGAGATAGTACTTTACCGGCATAAGTTAAATAACCTACACCATCTTTAACATCAAATTGGTATTTGCCATCTTTTATAGGATATTTAAATCTAACAGCTTCTTTTAATGGTTCTCTTTTACCATCATCGCCATCCATTGCATCGTGTACTGAATTTAGATTTTCCAATGCAATTGTGAGTTGAGAATACATCCAAGAGTCTAATTCTTGTCCTTCACTCATTCTCTTTGCAATCATATTTGCATAATCGGCAATTCTCTCCAAATCACCCATTGTCATTTCTTTCAAACCAGCTACAGTCTCTTCAGGCGAATTTTCATCTCCTTCGGTTATTCTATGTTTAAGGAGTTCAGTCATTTTATTGAATACCTGCTCACCGCCGGATTCGCCTAAACGATATGCTCCACCTAACTTTTCATAAATTTGAATTTTGCTTTTCATTGGCAATCCTTTTTCTGCCAATTTGTTCCAAATTTTAGGATGCGTTACTTCGAATTTCATATTAAATCTTTTTGTATATACCCATATAAATATTGAAAAAATTCAGAATGTCCAAATTTTGAGAAATGTCTATCACTATTTTTTTGCCACCATTCGGTTTTTTTATCGATATATGGTTTAAACCAAGCATCTTCACCATTTGGATTTGGTATAAAATGTTCTTTATATTGACTCTTCATTACATCAAATGCATGAATACCTTGCAATGAATCTAAGCACCAAAAGTGAAAATTTATATTCAATTGTTTCATAATTTTGAATATAAACAAATATTGTTCTAACAATTGCTGAACATATCTTCTATATCCATCATTATCTTCCAATCGTTTTGTATAAAAATCTATTTCATAATCAAATATTCCCTTTTCCAATAATTGTTCTTTTGTGTTATGTAGTATATCCACTCCACCATTTTTGTAGAAATCATATGTTCTATTGAAAAAAGTCAACCCTATAATTACAGTATGTGCATCATTTGGATTAAAGTTTCTATAAATCATTTGAAGTAAACCCTGATTGGATATGCCGGCGTGTCCTTGGTCTATGATTTCCAATCCCAATTCTTCTCTTAGAAGGTATGGCCACGAAAATTCTTTATCAACATGCGAACCATCTGTTGAATAATTGGTGGAGAATGAATCTCCATAAACGTATAACTTATTCTTCATTCTTTAAACTTATAAATGATAGTACACAATATCTATTTTGATTTCCAATTACTTCTGTAACTTGGTGTTCTATATCATATTTTCCTAAATCCAAAATTGCTATATTTCCAATTTTAGGTAAAACTTTTTCATTTCCATTTAGTATAAGTACGCCACCATTTGATTCATCATATTCTTCATTCAAATAGATAAGAACTACACATAATCTACCATTTACTTTTCCATCTTGGTGGTTTTGTAAAAAACACTTATTACTATACATAGTAAATTGTGAATTATACTTCAGCTGCTGTGATGGTTCTACATCATAAAAATACCTTGCAATTTTATCAAAATATGGTTTATAATAATTTTCAACGTTCATATTCATATCACCGGCATTCCAATGCCAGATTTGAAAAACATCTTCTTTTGGATACGAATTTCTTATATAATCTTTTATTTTTTCGGAGTTTGTAAATGTACCGGCGTTGTACATTTTTGAGTTACCATTTTCATCGTATAAATCCGATATAATCATATCGTTTACTAAATCTCTATTCGTTATATCCAATCTAAGACCCGACATTAACTTTTTATATTTAGAATCATCGATTCCAATCATATGTTTTTTGATTCCTTCTTCATATTTTTCATTAAAATCTGAAATATGAAAGTTACAATACCCCTCCGTTTTTAGTTTATGCTTTAATTCTTCTTTAGTCATTTTTTGCTAAATTTTTCTTATCAAATGGGAAACAAATTATAGTATATCTTTCTACATCATTTACCACTTGCTCTACTTGATGGTAGATATCGAAATTTTGTAAATCAATAATAGCTACAGTTCCGAATTCCGGAATAACTTTATAATCAATATCATCATCTCCTCTCAATATCAAATTACCGCCATCTTCCTCTTTCCAATCTTTATTAAGATATACTAATATAGATGCGTAGTTTTTAACAGTACTTTTACCATCGATATGGTCATTTAAAAAACACCCTTTGTTATACAAAGATATACTGATATCCAAATTTAAATCAACACTATCATCCGTATCATAGAAGTATTTTGTTAATTCGATATACAATTTTCTTAAAGAGTCGTTTCCTTCTTTTGGATGACCATATAACCATATTTGTGTTATATCCTCTTTATTCAGTAAAGATAACTTTTCATCTTTAATCTTATTAGCCTCTTCAAATTTTTTCAAATTTGTATTTATAGAATCTTCACCACACGCCGAAGAAAAATCTCCTCTAAGAAAAGTCATATTTTCTTTTTCAGATTTAGTTTTATCGCATTTGTATTTGCTAACAATATTTAACAATTCGGAACTTAATTCTCCGATTTTAAAGCTACAATATCCCTTTTTGTGTAAGTGTTCTTTGGCTTCTATTGGGCTCATTTTAATTTATTTATTTCCATTGAAAATGATGAATTCGCTTGATTTCTAAACTCCTCCTTTCTATCTATTCGTTTTATCAATTTATCATAGTGAGTTCTATCTCTATAAATATAATTTTCACAAACAATATAATTTTTTAATTTAAACTGATACATTTGTTCACCCATTTCATTTAATTTTTCACATGCCCACATAAGAAATGTATCATCGGGCCCGTAATGCCCCATAGTTTCAGGTAATGGTGCTCTATCTAATAATTCTTTAGATAGACAATTGAACCAACCTCCACCAAATTTCATTTTTGGCTGATTGATAACGTTATTAAATAAGATTTCTAAACTAACATCACCAACCTCTCCACTATCTTTGAATGGATTATTTATTTTACAATATCCAACTTCTTTATTAAGGAAGTTTTCATTTACTAAGCAATCCCAAGTGGTATCCCATATCTTTACACACTCCGGACTAATTATATATTTGTCAATATGTGAATCGGTTTCTTTTAATCTATCGATAGATGCTTCTAAGTAATATAGAATCCTATCATCAAAACAAATATCAGTATCTAACCAAATAAAATGAGTAGCATCTTTACATTCGTTATGAGCGATTCTTCTTAAAGAGGTACATCCCATTATATCAGCCCTAACATTAAATGTGGATTTACTTGCCCATTCGGTTAATGGTTTTAATGTATTAAATCTATCGATAAAGTATTGTTTATCCAATTTTGAATTAGACCAATCTACTAAATAATCATCTACTGATAATGCTAAGTATAATTCATAATTATCACCATTAATAAACTTCGATGCTTTGTTTAAATCACCTAATATTCTTTCCAAATCATCTATCTCATTTGGCATTATGAAAGTTGTAATAACTATTTTTTTCATTTGTATTTGTTTATAACTAAATTATTCAATTCTGGGTTTCTATCATATTGATGAACTAATACATATGGTTCATCTCCATTCATAATTATATCATTTTCTATTTTCAAATCTTTTGTTGTAGTTCCAACTTGTAATCCAAATTCTGAATTAATATCTATTTTATCTTTTATTAATTCGTTGTGTATTATAAAATTAAAACTACTTTGGTCGGTAAAGTGTCTAATATCTCCCGATTGCGATACTAACCAATTTAACATTAGCATATCTTTTACCGATTTATACTTTCCAGCTATCACTCCAACATTACCAATAGTGTTTGGCTTAATCCATTCCCAAAACATTGGTCCGTATCCTTCGTGGATGTTTTTGTGACCCCAAGGTTCATTTTCATATGCTACACACTCCGATGCACATAATATTTCTTTTTTTAAATTCTTACCTAACCAATCCGATGGGTTGGTTTGCCATATAATATCCCTAACATCGGTTGTTATAATATGATTCCACTCTCTTTCATCATTTTGTAAAAACCACCAAATATCAATCAATCGTTTCATATGCGGATGTCCCACCAATTCGGCTCCATAACATTCCCACCCCTTTAATGTAAGGTACTCAATAGTTTCATTTGGAAGATTATAACATATCATTATCTTATCACCACCAAAGCCACAATCATTTAGGGATTCCACGTATATCTTAATCTTTTCTGGCAAATAGTTTGCTATTGCCGATATAACTAAATCTTTCATTATCTTCCGTATTTTTGCCAATCGTTATGCATGAATAATCCTTCGTTGTGTCCTACTTTGTAATTTTGTTGAGCCCACCATTTACTAATATTTCCCTCCAATGCAATACCTTCTCCTGCAAATGGTTTAACCGTATCTAAATAGAATTGTTTTTTGTATAAGCAAGGGTTATTTGTCCAATTACCATATCGAGAAGTTGTCCAAAACATATCCTCTGATTTTTTTATATAATCGGCAAATTCGATATGCGGTTCACACCAATGTAATGAATCCAATAAGTGAGGTGAAGTACATCCAATTTCATCATCATAATAAGTTAATTCTTTACCCTTATATTGAAATGAAAAATGTGGATGACCTGGGTCTTTTCTATGTCTTAATCGAACTACGTCCAATCCCATTTCAATTGCTTGATAACTTCTCTTCAATGTATTATATGTAGTTTTCATATCTTCAATTAAATTCCAATCATGCTCCAATACTAAAACATAATCGGATTGTGCGTTTTCAGTTAGTCTGATAAATGCTTGTCCTATCCCAATGTTAGAGGTTTCACCTATAAAATCTAATCCAAAATGTTTTGCTATTTCATAATCTTGTTGATTGAATTCCTGAAATAAAATAGTAGTATCATTGACCATATCAAACAATCCATTTTGATGATATGTAGTTAACGTATCTACTAATACTTGCCCACTTTTCCAAGCGAGTATTCCTATACTAATTGGTAATTTATCCACGTACAAATAATTTTAAAAAGTTAACTTGGTCTTGTTGTTTTCGTTCATCCCATTCTTTTTCATCCGAAGTTGTACTCATTTCAGTTTCAACTTTGAAGTTTCTCAATATACCCTTTGGTGCTGGATTTCTATCTTTGATGAAATTATCACCATACCATATTTTGATATTTTCAGGAATATCAATCCAATATTTTTTGTGCAACATAATAAAACATCCCCAACCCCAATCGTTCATACCTGGTTTCCATACATCTATATAAGGAACTCTTTGTGTATCGATTGGTTCTTTGTAATTACCTTCTCCCATTCCAATAATTCCAAATTTTGAAAGAGTATCATCATTCACTGCTCCAAAAATATTTGGGTCAAAATTTATATCATCATTTAATAATGCTATACAATTATTTTTAGCAAGTTTAATTCCTAAATTCCAAGCGGGATTTACATATATGTTTTCGTTAGTCTGAACTAATTTTACTTTATCTAATGCTTCAAAATATTCAAAGAATTTTCCACCATTATCTATTAATATGATTTCATCTACGAATTCGCATTTTATCAAATCAAATAATAGTTTTCCAATTCTATTAGATTTCCAAAGCGTTGGAATTACTATACTAAATTTATCCATTGTACAAATTGTTCGGGTGAAATAGTATTTAACATTCTATGTTTATTGATATTATAATATGAATATGTTTTATAGTTTGCCGTTGTTGGTTCATACGGTATGTTAGTACCTAATCTAATAATTCCACATCCAAAATCAGTATCAACTACTTTAATATCCAAATCGATTCTTTCAACTCTCAACTCTGCAATTGCTTTCCAAACATCACCCGTCCACTCACCATCATGCATATCTCTAACTTGCATCTTTTCAGTATATGGTAAGCAATCGTGACAAACGATAGTTCCATTATCCGAAAGATGGTTCAATGAATTTTCAATATCTTTTAAAACTTGGTCATCGTGATGTAATCCATCAATAAAAATTATATCAAATTTTACATCTTCCGAAATTGATTCAAAGTACTCATCTGATGTTCCTACGAATGTAACCTCTCCTCTCGGAAATGGGTCAATTGATACTTTACATTCTGCATCTATTTTATTAAAATTAGATGTTGGGTCTTGTGTTCCAACTTCCAAATAACTCCTATATCCATATTTTTGGATGAGTGCATTAATTATGTCAGTCCTTTTCATATGTTTATATTATAACAATTCTTTTCTAATATAAAGGGTATCTATTTCTCGTTGTTTAACTACGTTTCCCTCTCTATTGGTTATATTTCTATTTTTTTCATCAAGCAATTCAGCTAAAACAAATCCAATCGATTCCATATATTCTTTAATTTCGGAATGCAATGCTGCGCCAAAATTGTATCGATATACATTCTCTTCGAGGATTATACCTTTTGCTTTATTTATAAGAAATTTACCACCTTTGATAATATCAAGTTCACTACCCTGTGTATCCATCTTTATTAAATCGAATGTATATGAACCATCATATATGTTATCTAAAGTATTGGTTGTTCTAATTTCGGATGGAGTATTTAAATAGTGATGTGTATCTTCCAAATAATATGAATTTCCAGGACCAGTAGAATCGGCACCCAATCCATCTAAATGAAATGTGACTTCTTTTATTTCATCCGATAATACTTCTATATGAAATGGTATTTTATATGTTTCACTTATTTTTTCCAAATCAATTCTGTGTAATTCATTTGCTTCAATCATTTCTACAAATTTTAAACTTGGTAGTTGTTGTAAAATGAAAGGAATAGCATGTCCTTTACAAACACCAATATCCAAATATGATTCGGGTGTAAAATATTTTAATACATTTGGGTAATTTCTAAATACTGCATCCATTTTTGTTATTTTTTATGTTTTTTAAATTGTTCTATTAATTTATCTACAACCTGAATTTGTGTATAGTTGTGTAATACCTTAATCATTCCGTTATGTGCAATTCTTTCTCTCTCCTCTTCATTCTCATTATAGTAGTTCATCTTTTCTATACAATCAAACATATCACCATAGTAGATAATATCTTCACCATCTATAAACATTTCAGATAAGCCCGTTTCTTCTGGCAATCTATCGGTTAATACCATTTTACCACAAGCCATTCCCTCAAAGATTCTACGAGTAATTTCTTTCCATCTACTGTTTTGAATTACCATTATTCCACTATTCAAAAATTCAGTATGTCCTTTTGGACCTAATCCGTTTCTATTACCAACCGCACCTTCTGCCCATTCTGTTAGATAATCCAAAAATGTAGAATTACCGATACCTCGTGTGGTAACTGCTACATATTGAGGTTCTAAATTCATTGGAAACTGAACTGCTGTATCTGCGAAGTGATTTATCCATTCAGCATTTATACCTTTACTTTTATATGCTTCTGCACATTGTTTATCGGGTGTAATTGTGTAATGGAATCTATCTGCTTTTGGAGAATTTCTTTCAAAGTTTTGAGGGTCATCTCCACTTTCTTGTATCCAAAATGCGGGAACTAAATCCTTATTTAAATATTGCGAATCAAATCTACCCCAATCCATAAACAATACTATATCAGTTTGTGGTTTGGAATCTACCCAATTCTTTAAGTCGGTATCGTTTGTTTTGATTATTTGAGTTTCCCACGCTCTCTCTCTGAATTCGTTTAGGAGTGCTAATGGTGTAGACCATACTTCCCCATCTTTGTAATCGTATATGAATGTTATCTTATTTTGCATATTCTTCTCGTTTAAATTCGATTAAATAATGATTTTCACCCTCTCTGTTATATGGTGAATATGGTTTCCAATCGATTCCGTTTTGGATGTAATCCACTTCAGCATTAAATCTATTTCCCTTATCTCTTTCTATTTTTATAGTTTTTGCATAATCGCCTTTCATCCACCAAAAATTGCCGGAGTATAGTATCCATTTTCCAGCTCTACCTAACAACACACCATATGTATTAAAATTCGTTTTTTCGAATATTTTAAATACATTTTTTACCTTTTCTACATTAAAGTAATTCATCATTTGTCTCCAATGAACTACATTTTGATTGGATTGTTTAGAAGCTCCTTTCGTATGAAGATACAAAATATAATCGGAATCGCCAAATTTATCCTTATCTTTTTCTATTAAATCCAATGTAACAAATTCACTTCCTCTAGCTCTCACATCTCGTATATTATCAAACTTTTCAAATAAATGATATATGGATTGATTATCCTCACTAAGAGAAATACCGATATTCAAATTATAAGGAAAATCAAAATGTGTTTTTATTAGATTGAGTTGCTCATCTATTATGGATTCTACCCCATCAATTACATATATGTGATAATATATGTGAACCATTATAGAGTATCGTAATAGTTGTTTTGTTTTTCTTGTCTTTCAATCGTTTTTGGATGCTTAATACAATAAATTTCATCGGTTGGGAAATTGGTATAATTTTCAAACCCACCAATTCTTTCATGTACTTTACCACTCCATCCAATTTGCTCTGGTTTGTTTTTGTAAATACGAGTCTGAACATCAGGGAAGTTAACCCATCCTTTCTCATTTACGTTCCATCCCCACTTTTGAATATGTACTTCAGTTAATCCTTCTACTGTGTTTATACGAGGAACTAAAATAAGGTCTTTATCATTGTTCGCTTCCAATAATGCTTCCAAATTTACAATCAAATCTGGCATAAGATATTCATCCGCATCCAATTGGAATATCCACTCACCTTTACATTGTGAGTTTAATAAGTTCTTCCATTGTGCAAAATCGTTATCAAATTCAGATTCAATAAGAGTAATATGGTCTGCATTTGCTTGTAATTCTAAATACTCTACCAATTCAATGGGAGCTTTTGGTGTATCCAATAGAACTACGATTTCTGAATTTTCTTCTTTATAGTTTAATAACTGATTTACTAAACGTATTGTTTCTTCGACTTCGTTACAAGCCGTTATTGCGTAACTTAATTTCATTTATATATTGTTTTAATTGGTCTTTTGGTTGCCATCCTAATCTATTTAAGGCATCATCGTTGATTCTAATTGTTTCTCTATAATTACCCTTTTCTTCTGACATATATACTTTTACAGAATTGAATTTTTCTTTAAACATTTCATATACCTCATTTAAAGAATAATTGTTACCCGTTCCCAATTCCCAAGCATCTTCGTGCTTTTCATCACTTTCAGCTATTTTAATCAAACCATCTACGATATCATTAATATGTGTAAAATCTCTACGTTGATTACCATCTCCAACAATTGTTATAGGATAGTTCTTTTCAGCTTGACTCCTCCATTTGCCGATTACAGCCGCCATATGAGAATCTACTAACTCACCCGGTCCATACACATTATAAAACCTAACTATCTCCGCATTTAACCCATACACCCCTTTAAACATCTTTATCCATTCCTCACCCATATGTTTACTCATAGCGTATGGTGATAACATTGGATTATGATGACGAGATGATGAACCTGCGTAAATTAATTTCGATTTATTATGATATGCATATTCTACAACTTGCTTAGTTCCATCTACATTAACTGAAAATGTTAGTGTTGGATTTTGGAATGATGGTTGTATTCTACTAAGTGCTGCTAAATGAAATATATAATCATATGGTTTATCAACTATGTTATCCATTGCTCTAACATCACCACCTAAAAATTTTACAAATGGTGATATCTTTGCTTCTGAACCAATTGATAGATTATCAATAACATCTACATTGTATCCTCGTTTTAAGAGTTCTAATGATAATGCATATCCAACAAATCCTGCTCCTCCCGTAACTAATACTTTTTTCATTAATCTTCGTTATGTGGTTTATTAGTTGTATAACTCCATGCAGAACCACTTGGGTATCCATAGGTAGTTGATGTACTTCCAAATCCAAATGGTGGATTAGCAATTGTAATTGAACTAACACCAGGTGTTGTTGTAATTACTCCACTACCACCACCCGTTCCGTTTGGTGTAGTAGATATAAATGGTTGATTTATTACGGGGTTATCGCCAATATAATATGGATTTATCGTTCTATGTGGTTCTTGCCACGTTGGAAACGGATGTGTATTTGGAACTCCTAACCCTGGTCCAATCGGTGTACCAACCAAATCATTTACTTCTGCTAATTTATCTTTTAGAGCATCCCATTGTTTTGGTGTGGGTGCGTATTCGTGGCAGGCTTCTACAAAACCTTTAAGCCAAATAACGTATTCTTTTGAGGTCATATTAATTTATTTTTAATTATATACTCTTCTATCTTTTTTGCTACAATAATGTTACCATATTTACTTATATGATTATCTGGCACTATTCCTTTTGTTTCAGTTTCTATCTGCAATCCTTCTTTTATACAAAAATGCTTTAATGATAATCCATCAAATAATAAACAATTGTCTGTAACAGAGCTTATACATTCTAAAGATAAATCATCATCGCCAAAATCCCAACCGCTCCATATTATTTTTGAACTTTTAGATTTTGCAAAAGAATCAAATAGTTTTACACTTCTGACTAACGATTGAATTTCAGTTTTAAAATCAAAAATATATTCTAAATAATTTTTAAAATGATTGTATAAAGGTTTATAATCTTCTCTACCATCAAATGGATTTGCTGAAAAATCTAGCATATTTAAGTTATGCTTTTTCTTATCAACATCATAAAACCAATATCTTCTATGTTGTAATGATAGTATTACAAAGTAAATTTCATCTGAATTTTCATCAATTTGCTTAAATAAATTTTCAAATATATAATCGTTTGATGCCTGTGATTTTGCTAAATTTATAATTGGAGTATTCAAAGAATTTTCTAAAATAGTTGTAAATCTATTTCGTTCTTTATATAACTCTAAATAATTTATAACTTCAACTCTTTCTTCATCGGTAGAACCTACTGGCCAATATGTTAATGGTGTTTCCGGTGATTCTATAAAATTATAATAATCTATATTATTCAATCCACCACCTTCGGTAAAACTACATCCGAAAAATTTTATCATAACCGATTATATGTTTCCTTTTTGAGATTTTTTATCAATTCCAACAACATTCATATTCTTTGGAGTCAATTCATTAACATCCATATCCAATTCTATAACTTTACCAAATCCACTTATCTTATAAGTTCTATATGAATCGTTAGTAATGATTGGAACTTTAGCTACAACAGATGAATAAAACTTCTTTGCTCCACCTCGCATCTCCAATCTTTCCGTATCTTCATTTACAAACTTTCCAAAGAATCTTTTAATTAAATTTGGATTTACATTTGATACCTTTACCGCATGTACAATATCTTTTGCTCTAGATACAAACAATGTATAAATTATTGGAGCAGTTGTTTCTGTAAATCTTCCCTTTGTACCATCCACATATTCGTATTCCTTTATAAGATAAAATTTAGCCCTAACCATTTTGTTACCTGGAACGAACTTTCTTTCATCTATAAATTTACGATATATTGGATTATAATTACTCATTATTTATTCAAAGGTTTTAATTTTGGTAATTGTAATTGCTGAAATTTAGGTTGTATCTTAGTATAAATACCATACTGATTCAAAATACCATCAAATAGGTTAGTCATTTTTGATAAACCAAAGTTTTGTTTATTTTGCTTACCCAATTGAAATGAATCCGCTTTGTATTTATCATAATTTTTATAAACATCTTTGATTTTTGTCAAAGCTTTTGAAATATTTACATTAAACCATTGCGATTCTTTTAATAAGAATTGGTCTGCTGCTGATTCGTGTACGGGCTTCAATTCACCTTCCAATAATACTGCACCACTCTTTAAGAAATCCAAATGCCCACTCCAATTAGAAACGATTACAGGCTTACCTGTTAAACTGAATTCTAATAATGGTCTACCAAATCCTTCTCCTTTTGTAAAGTTCAACATTGCTTTCACTTTCGGATGTTCATATAATCCATTCATTTGAGAAGGTGTCAAATCACCATGTAATAAGTAAACGGGAACGGATTTATAATCTTTACCCAATGCTTCTCTAATTTTTTTAATAGTAGTTTCTCTATCCATCACACTAAATCCAGCTGATGATGTTTTTAGAACTAATGCAGGTTTTACCTTTTCATTTTTAAATGCCATTGCGAATGTTTTAATCATCATTCCCACATTCTTTCTATCCTCACCCAAATCACCTCTTAACCAATGTCCTACGAATAAGAATGCAAAATCTTCTTTGATTGAATCCAATTCCGTAATATGTGCAACATGCTCCGTTCCAAAATCATTCTCATCAAATCCTTCAAAAAGAACTTCTACGGGTTTTTGAATCTTATATTGTGCTATTAATTGGCCAGTTTTGTTATCCTGCTCATTATAGATTGTATCTACTAAACTCTTTTTAGAATGTTCCGATGGAACTATAATTAGATTCATTCGATTACATCCATGCACCCAATCTAATGCACAATGCGTAGTTTCGATTGCGGCTGTGATTCCGATGTTGTAGTGTCCTAATGGTTGAAATTCATTTGGAACAGTAACCTGAATATAAATATCCGGCTTAGTTTGAATCCCTGGAATAATGTTATCAACTATCCATTTATGGAATTCGTTCTCATAATTAAGTGCATCCATTGGAGTATTACCCCAACGAGTACTAATTACTTTTATTTCGAATTTATCTAATTTATATAATGAATGTAATAAATCTCTCGCATGGTCTCCGTATCCACTTCTCGTTGCTACGGGTGCCTGAAATACTAATGTTGGCTTCATATTATAACTCTATTAATTTAAATTTTTGTTTTGGTTTCCAATTTGCAAATGCACCTTCCATACCTTCAACTAACGCATTGCACATTGCTTCTTTACTTAATTTTCCTTCTCCTAAGAAATGCTTTCTACCTTTTAATCCTGCTGCTTTTCTTTCTTCTCTACCCATTTTGTAGAAATCCATAATCAATGGAGCGATATCTTCAAAATCAACTCTATCATCAAAGATATATGGAGTAGGAACTGAACCCGTTGTTGAACGAACTGGCCAAATTGGTTTAACCCAATCTCCCCAAACTACACCTGCTTTTTTATACTTATCATGCAATGAACCAATTTCAACATAATCATCAGCGGTTAATAGTTTGCCTGTACCATTTTCTCTAAAACCACATTGGTCTTGCAATCCACCTGTTACATTTACAATGATAGGAGTTCCTGCCATTACTGATTCCGCAGTTGCTAATCCAAATCCTTCATTAGATGCTACGTTGATTGTTACATCTGCTATATTGTAAAGATAGTTTAACTCTTGTTCGGTATATTTGTTTGGTGCGAATATTACATTTGATTCAGGCATACAATGGTTTATGAATGTAGGTAAATCAGTACCATGCTCTTCAACGGGTGCGGTGTGCATTAACATACAAACTTTATCTCGTTTATCTTCAGGCAATGCTTCTCTGAATTTATCAAATGCTAACATAGCATCCATAGGTTGTTTTCTACGGATATTTCTATTATTCCAATAAAGAACAAATTCATATTCCTTATCACCAAAAATACTTTGTTTGAAATCTTGTGGTACATCAACTGGCTTATATAATTCCGAATTGATACCGTGTGGTACATAACTTACTTGCCAATCTTCCAATGGTTTCCAATATGGTTCTTTATCCCAAGTACCAACTCTCTTTACTATACCATATGTTTGCTTAGAAATACATCCTAACCAATCACAACTTTCATAATAATCTCTATTATATTTTGGGTCTGGCAAATCATCCCAAATGTGATAAAAGAAAAGAGGAACTGATTGTCTTAGTTCATGCTCCATTTCATATAACCAAATCCAATATCTCGGGTCAGTAAAGTGTAAGATTGCATCGGGCTGCTCTCTCATTAATAATTGACGGATAACATCGGGGTTACCATATCCATCGAATGGGATAACTTTTACGTTAGCATCTTTTACTCCCGTTGTTTCTCTAACGCTTTCGTTTAAATCTAAAATTTTCCCATTATCTGGGTGCTTAATTGCTGCACCTAATTGAATCCAATCGTATTTATCTACTGTACCCAATACCAATTGTTTGGATACATTAGCAATACCACTAGTCATTCGTAGGTCATCTGATAGTAACAGAATCTTCTTCTTTGCCATAACTTATTTTGTTCTCTTAAAATTGTGAACCACTAATTTGTAATGTAGTGTATTCGTTTAATTGTTTTCTGAATTCTTCGTTTTTTGTGTAAAGGTCTAAGGTTCTATTAACGAGTCTTTGAAAGTTTAATCCACCTTGAATTGTGGTTATTTTAAAATCCTCATCATATAACTTTTTTATAACCTTAACAGTTGTTAATTTTAAATCTGCCATAGTTGATAATATTTGTATATACATATATATACAAAAAATTATTTTCCATCACAATGTGTTCCATAAAATTCACACCATCCACATAACTTTGATGGTTTTTTAAAAAAGTCCACATCCGTTCTATATGAACCATCGGTATTAAATACATTATCTACAAATTCAGTAAACCCTTTCCATGCTTTGTTGATGGATGGTTTACCACTTGCGGGTACGTGTCTACTAATACGTGGAATGTGATAATCGGCGTTTTCGGATACCTTACGTTTCAATATGATAAACTCAACATCAATCATATTTTCCGATATCTTTAGCATTTCTGCATAAAACTTTTTATACAAAAGTATTTGTGTATTCTTAATCGGGTCAGCCTTCTGATATTTACTCCAACCTTTTGTTGAAGTTTTAAAATCTATAACACGATATTTGCCAGTTGTTTTACTTCTAACTATAAAGTCAATGAATCCTAAAAAATTTACATTTTCTGAAATTTTAGTATTAATAGGTTGTTCGATTGCAACCAATTCATCATCTTTTAATGAAAAGAAGTTATTGAAATTTTTGGATTTTTGAAAGTAATCTAAGATGAGATTTCCATCTTCTAAAAACTCTACCAATTCTTCTTTTGAACAAATTGGGTCTTTACCTTCGTTGGATTCTTTGAGAAAGAATTCTCTCATTTTTTCTTTAAGAAATGCTTTCGTATCCATTCCCTTATCAGCTTGTGATTTGGAGATACGAAGGCATCTACTTAAATACTCTTGCAATGTTTCGTGCATTGCTGAACCAAATACAGAATGTATATTGGATGAAGATTGTCTTAAGTCATCTATGTAACTTAATTTATATTGATGTGGGCAACTGCTCCACATACTATATTGTGAAAATGATACTCTAGCCATATTACAAATATAATCAATTTATTCGGATTTACCAAAGGTTTCATCGATTATTTTTGTAAGTTTTTCTGCCCAAAGTTTAGAGCCTAATATGTTCGGATGTGCACTATTTCCTATATGATATAATTCATCTTTATTTATAAATTCATTCAAAGTTGTTTCATTATAATAGAATGGATTTGATACCATAGAATCTATCATTTTTTTATTAATTACAGGGTAGTGGTTTTTATGAAAAAACTCAATATCATCATTAGAAGATTGTACATTTATTTCATATTCGGGCTTACCTCCGGAGTTTTTTAAATAAAATTTACCACCCACTTCAACGGGTATATGATTATTTATTCCATCAAATATTAAAAATGGATACCCATTTGATTTACAATAGTTCGTAAAATTAATGATATTATTGTAAGTTTTCCACAATGAAAACGTTATATTAGTATATAATTGAGCAATTTGAAATCTACTATCATATATCCATCTATTCAATTCAAATGATTTATCCCAATTATTAAACCCATTTGCTGTAACTTTTTTTGAATTATTTGGGTCTAAAAATTGCAAAGGAGTGATGTGCCAATATAAAGAGTGTAGGTCTGTGTTTTCTCTGAAATCATCCCAACAAATTAAAAATCGTAAACATTCAGATAATTGAATAACAAATAAACTATCTTTAGCTATTTCAGGATTTAATGTAGAATAATTAATAACATTTTGAGTTATGATTTCATTGCCAGTTCCACCTTTTGCTAAATTTATTAAATTCATATTATAATGATTTGCTAAATACTTAGCCCAAGATGCATCGGGCCCAATTAAATGACCTTCGGTAAATGAACAACCAGATGTTATTAAATATTTTTTATCTAACATTAGATTTTTAGTTTAAGTTTTGTAATTTGTTTTTTATCTATACCATACTTCTCACATATATATTTGATATTCTCTCTACCTTCTCTGGTCGAATATAGAATATCGATGTATTCTAATGCCTGTGATTCAGGCACCGAATAATCTTTCTTAATCAATTCAACTAAAAACTCCTCATACTTATCTTCCGATTTACCCTTTGTATATTTTAGATATTGCTTACCTTTTGGTAGAACACTAATATACAATTTGTACATCTCCTTTGGCTGAAGAGTTTGAGTTAAAGGTAATAATGATGCAACAAGCTCAACCCATTCCGGCTTCATAGATAGGAATCGATTAATCATAAAGTTACTCCACGATTTTAAATCCTCCTCCGATAATTTATCGAAATAGTTTGGGTCTTGCTCCGCCGTAATTGCATTAAGATGGTCGAATAACTTTTTAGCTGCCATTAGTTTTCTTCGTTTGTAGTTCTCAATTCTTCAGGTAAAAAATCTTGCAATGGTTTACCACAATTTGTACATAAGAATACTTCGAATGGCATAACAGTATCTTTATCACCGCCGGTTAATAACTTAGAAGCCTTACGGAATCTATAACCCGGCATAAAGATTAAGTTACCACATTCACATGGTACATCTCTTGTATCTTTTATATCGATTTGTGGTTGGTTAAATTGGTCTATCATTTTATAATATTTAAAATTTGAATAATTGTGCTCATAAACACTATTTCCTTATCTACTACTAATGCATCTTTGGATAATCCATCTGCGATAGTAAGTATTACATTTGCCGTATTTCCGGCGGCGTATTCATCTACTTTATCATATAACATTGAATACATTTCCGAATAATCATTTAATCGATTATCAGCTACTGCTTGTCTAATGTTTACAAATAGATTTCTCTTATCATTTGATGATTTAAGTAACTCAATTAATTTAGTTTGGAAATTAGATTCCACCATAATTGCATGGTCTACTTTCAACTCACCTTTTGCCGATTGTAATTGGCAAGTGTTTAAGATTCTACGAATATCTGGATAATAGGAACTGATGATATCAGCTACATTCTTTAAATCGTATTTGATATTTTCCTTATCTAAAATTTTAGCAACCTGAACGGCTACATCTTTTTTAGTTGGAGGGGTAATAGCAAACGATTGACATCTACTTTGAATCGGGTCAATAATCTTCTCAATGTAGTTACAAGTCAAAATGAATCTACAATGTTTACTGAATGTTTCCATTAAGTTACGAAGGATTGCTT